CTGGCACGAAGAGCTTTACGACCTCTGACGTCAGCACGATGGAAGTGATGACTGTCGTAGAGACCCTTGGAAGAGAACTCTAGCATTCCTAGGGAACCTTCCCCGTTTAAGAATGCCATGTTCTCTTCCTTGTCGAGCCACTCCTGAGTCTTCTCAAGGGTGAGGCTATCTCTGTATGGGCCGAGGATCAAGAGGACTTCTTTAGCATCCACTGTTCTAAATACCGACGAGTCGGGTATTACCGCTTGGGTCATAGCAGAGAACAGAGGTTGAGGCTCCGGCGACGTTAGTTCCGTCGACTCCGTCAAAAGCCCCACCGAAGAAGATATGGTCATACGAAGTCACCCAATCTGCAGTCGTAGTCGTTGTATTCCAGACAGGATTAGCCCCATCTTTCGACTCCCCTAGCTGGATATTACCAGAGCCGTCGTCCTTCATATGAAGCCATAGCCATCCTTGTGCCCAAGGGAAATTCGGATATGAATTCGGGATATCGTGCCGGCTTGAATACGAATTCCACCTTGTGAATTCGCCAGCATTGTACTGCCCTTGAAAGCGGTTAAAGGTTATTAACTTACTCGTACTAGAGTTATAGAGGCCGAGGGCATCGCCATAATACTCAGCGCCAACGTTATTGTGGAGAAGACAGACAGCGACTTCCCAGGCGGAACCACTAGTCTTAGAAACTGTCCAACCTGCAAGACTCATCGAAGTTGCTGTTGAACCTTGCTTTACATTAGCCCCTTTAGTTCCATTCTGAGTCCAAGTAAACTTTGTCCCGTCTCCGAGAGTAGCGAGAGATGCCGGGATTCCGGGGGATAGGTCAAAGAAACCAGAGCGCCCTACACCACTTACGAGCTGCCAAGCTGTGTCTCCACTCGCTAGGGAATAGACCCGGCCTGTATCGGTCGCGAAATAGTAAGCCGACATGTTAGGTGCGATAGTTGGGCCAAGGGAGGAAGCCGAAGGTATGTTGGCGTAGAGTCCACCGCCGATATAATCTTTGAGAAGAGCTGTATACGCCGTCATCTTATATCCTTATTAGCAGGAAACCCACGCGGTTCCGTTATCATATACAGGGCATTTCACAGTTCCACCACCAGTCAGCGCACCTAAATAGGTCGGAGCTGTAGCGTCTGTAACTGCAGCCATTCTACCGGCTGTACCTGCTGCTGGTAATGTCGCGACTGTATACTGTCTTAGAACGTGTAGTCTATTTTGGTCAATTGTCACAGCCCCGTTTGTACTCAGACCCGTCTCATTATTTATACTCAGCACTGTTTGAGATGTAGTAGAGGAATTAGGAGCAACTGCAACGGTAAACGTCGTACCCCTATTAGAGTCGCTAACAGAGGGATCGGTCAAAGAAAAATTAAAACTACCCGAGCCTATAATTCCCGTACCTGCGGCGTTAACTCCAAAAACCGTTACCTGTCCTAGGACATCGTTTTGGATCGGAGCAGAAGGAGACGCCATAGACCCTCGGCCCTTAACGAAGGCGTTACCGGGTGCTGTTGCATCAGAACTAAATCTATAGGCTGCAAAAGAAGCCGCTCCGTCGGAGGCCAAGCGCATTGTCGAGGCCGCTGAACGGTATTGGCGCAGGCCGTCATTGGGTATGAAACTAGGAAATGTCCCAGCTCCGACATTAACATTTAAAAGTCCAGTCATAGTATCGCCAGCGATATTGACTGCACCAAGATTAGTTAGAGCACCCCCAGCCGTTGTAGCGTTAGTCCCTCCCTGGGCTATAGTCACAGCGGCATTATCAGTCAAGACATTAGCACTGGCATTAGGAAGAGTGAAGGTCTTCTCAGACGTAGTAGGCCCGGAGAACTTAGTGAACCCGTTCCCGGTGCCTCCGTATACAGATGTAATAACCTGAGTTAGAGAAGCAGAGCCGTCGAAGTTATTTCCATATATTCCACGGGCAGTCGTTAGAGTCGCAGCAGAACCTGTGGTATTCTGGTTAAGAGTCGGTACGTCAGCTGTTACGATAGATCTAAACGAAGGAACGCCAGAGCTACCGTTAGGAGCCGCTAGGAAGAAGTTAGCTGTCTTAGACGCATAAGGATTGGTTGTATCACCATACGCCGAGCCTAGATTCCAAGTAACAGCTGCCGACCCATTATAAGTGGAACCTGATAATCCTGTCCCGGCTGTGAGGGCGTTAGCCACTGAACCAGCAATTACATTCTGCCAAGCTGTATCTCCGCTAGCGAGAGAGTAAAGCTTTCCAGTGTCAGTGGCGAAGTAATACGCGGACATCCCAACCGCAATAGTCGGTCCTAGGACAGTCGCATCCGGTCTATTAGCGAAAGTACCGCCCCCGGTATAATCTTTAGCGAGAGCGGTAAAAATCGTCATTAAGTAATCCTCACCATAACATAAGAGCTATCTGGCATATAAGAAGGCAACGGGCCCAACGTGTTGCCCATTACAGTCGGAGCATAGACATGATCTGCCCCTGCAACCCCAGATGAGGCCGCAGTCAATCGCCCTTGAGCATCTACTGTAATCGAGGCATTTGTATACGAACCAGCTGTAACAGCCGTATTAGCAAGAGAGATCGTCCCGGTCGTAGTGATAGGACCACCAGTCAGCCCGGTTCCAGTGCCTACGTTAGTTACGGTACCCCCTCCGCCAGTACCATTGCTCGCGGCTGTGATACGCCCTTGTGCGTCTACGGTAATGTTCGTATTAGTATACGAGCCTGCCGTAACCGCCGTATTAGCAAGGTTCCAAGTAACAGCAGCTGAACCGTCAAAGTTCGAGCCGGAAAGGCCGGTACCTGCTGTATGAGCATGAGAGACGGAGCCGGCAGAACCTGTGGTATTCTGGTTAAGAGTTGGGATATCTGCTGCAACGATAGCCCGGAATGACGGCGTACCTGAAGATCCGTTCGGAGAAGCCAGGAATAGATTGGCAGATTCAGACGAATACGTAACGGTCAACGTGCCGGATGTCGTTACTGGAGAACCCGTAACCGTAAAGCCAGAAGGCATCGATAGAGCTACAGAAGTAACCGTGCCACCTGATCCCGAGCCGTTAGCCGCAGAAGTCACGCGACCCTTAGAATCTACCGTAATATTCGCTGAGGTATAACTTCCAGGAGTTACGGCAGTATTCACAAGGTCGATAGTAAGGGGGGCTTGGGATAGTTTACCGGGAGTCGGGGTAACTGAGATATCCCCAGTCGTGCCCTGTATTTCTGAATTCTGGAGAGCTGTTACCTCAGAGATCAAAGTATTGACTTCGGTCGTCAGGGTTACGATATCACCAGTATTAGTAGTAATCTGCCCGCCGTGGTTGGCGATATACCGCATGAAGTAATCAGAAGGTTGCCCGGTTCCCGGGTCGACAATATTGAACTTCTGGTTTAGCGATTGGATAGGATTGACAGGAGTAGCGCCATTACTTGTTGCCATCCGGCATCTCCATACTATCAATACGCTTCAGAGCGCCATAATCAACAAGCCGGAAGAGACGGCCTGGGGCCTTCATCGCACCGAGAGAACGCCACGAAAGACGGGTATCGATAGCTCCCGGCGGGATCGTAATAGATCCAGCATCCTGATAGGTTTGACCACGGTCATCGGAGTAAGTCAGATCGACAGTATTAATCGTAACATCCGCCTGAGCACCGATGCTGGCTTGGACCTGAATGTTATAGCACGGCATTTTCTTGTAGCCACGGAAGGGAAGCTGCCCGTAGACCTCTCGCTTGAAGGGTCCGGGCAACGCCTGTCCGTAGATAGGGCTGTCGTCAGTATCCTGAAGAGGAGACAGGAAGTACAGAGAGCCGTTGCCGTCATCGCCAGTAATGACGTTACTACCGTACAAGTAAGACCACTGATCCCCGCCGTACCAGTTCGTGCCGTTATAAGCTTTCCAGACATCCGAACTGCCGGTACCCCAGGTATACCACTGCTGAGTGTGTTCGTCATAGACGAGAGTCTCTAGGTTGCCAAGGCGAAGCACATAGAAGTTATGGTTATCAAGAGTGAATGTCCAAGCACGGACAGCAGGATCGGTAATCGAACCAGCCGCTGCTACGAGGATCTGCACCTGCGAAGACTGGATGAACTGATCGTCGTCAATGGCAGCGAGGACTTGGACTTGGCTCGTTGAGACTTTATCCGAAGGAAAAGCCGAAGCCGCTAGAATCTGAGTCTGGGAGTCTTCGACAGCTACTGCAGCAAGGCGGACAGCAGCAAGGACTTGAGTTTGCGAGTCTGTAACGCTCGTTGCAATAGCCATCGAGATTCCTTGTTAGACAGTCCGGTCGATCTTGACCTCTAGGTTATTAACCGCGATAGGACTCCAAAGAGCGCCAGTCGCCGGATCAAGTTCTACAACATCCCATGCGTAGGCGTAGGATGTAGTCGGATTGTGAGTAGTACCGGTATGAGTAGACGAACCTGAGACGATATCAATCTGGTAGGAGGCGTCACCACCATCAGACTTCTTGATACGCTGAAGGTTCTGGATCGCACGAACACCCACGACAGACGCTGGAAGATGCGTGATCGTAGTGATCGCGGCAGCCGGGAAGGGCCCTTGCCCCGCCGAGATGAAGTGGCCGGCATCGTCAGGCGGCTCGCTCTCGATGGTGTTCGAGACAGTCGTCCCGCCGGTAATCGTCCAGCCATTGCTGACATCGGAGTTCAGGACAAGACGGAAGACAGACACCGGGGCGATAGAGCCTGCGGCGTTATTGTGCGATCCGGACTTATCGTACTGGATGAAGTCCTTCATGAACGACCCCCCGAAGGGAGCTGTGAAGTCCTGACGAGAAGACCAGCCGAGGTTATAGATAATCGTCGAGGCAATAGTAATCGAGATATTTAGAACCTGAGTTCCCTCGACATACACTGTGATCTGCCCGGTAGCATAGTCAAGCATTGTCTCGATGTGCCACCAAGCAGCAGCCGTAATAACCGGGACGAGGGTCGACTGGACGAGAGTGCCAGAGCCGTCATAGATAGTTAGAGCACCATTAGTCTCGGTACGGAGGACGTACAAGCGGTTATTCGAGAAGTCACGCCACTGCATGATATCAGCACGAGTGCCAGCCGACGAAGGCAGAGCACCGGTATAATACCTAAAGGCGATACCAATAGCAGTTGCCGGATTAGGGATGGCGTAGTTATTATCGGCGGTATTGCTGTTTACATTCGTACCGCCAACTTCCAGACAGAATCCGCCAACTACTACAGGGTCAGCAGCGATATACGAGTTCTGATTAGTGTAGGGAGTACCTTGCGTCGAACGAGTCTTGCCTGCTCCGGACGGACCGAGGTCAGGGGCAGACGTGCCATACGACGTAAAATCATCCATCCATTCGATCGCCATTAAAAGCTCCTTAGACGAAGAGAGCGAACTGTTGTCGCTGCAAGGCCAATCGGATCCTCTCCTCAATGGCTGGATTTGAGATGCGGTCTTGACCGCCTTTGATCGACCAGACTGCTCCATCCTCATCTACGAGGATTAGCTTGTCCTTGACCTGTACGGCAGTATCCGGCCAGCAACCCCGCTCATACAAGATACCTTGATAGCGTTGCATTGGAAAGGTAGCGTCGCCAGTCGTGATCCACGGTTCAGTAGTTACCTGCCCCATCAGCCAGAACATATCGCCGAAGGTCAAAGCCTGAGTGATACCGTCTGGAGAGCGTTCAGCCGTAGCGAAGTCCAAAGGATCAATGACGTTGCTGCCGGGCTTGATCCAGTAAAACCGGCCTTTAATACCGGTATTCTGCTTTGGTACTACAATGATAAAACCATTGATGAACGTCACAGAGATGCAGCCGTTATCGTCAGGGACCTGGACTTGCCGGAGTTCTTCTGTGCCACCTCCTGTCAGCGTGCCGCCATTCAACCAAGAGAGGTTAGCCCCCGTCTCAGTAGTAACGATACCGTTGCCAGACGTTCCGAAGTTATTGTACTGAACGAACAGGTCAGTCGTATCGGAGGCGTAGGCTGTGCAGGTCGGATGCTGTTGTAGGGCCGAGGAGTAATCCGTGCCGATGACACCAGAGTTATTGATGGCGTTATAGAGGTTAGTCAGAGCTACGACAGTCGTCAGCCCTTTAGCTACCAGCCACGGGTTGGCCGACGTGCCTGCAGGCGTTCCAGTATCGACAGAGCCAGTTGTAAACTGATACCAAATTGTATCGATCTGTACTTTGTCACCGTTGTTGATCGCTCCAGTCGCGTTTAAGTCACCAGTTGCCTGAGCATTATCCGTGTAGAACCAGAGGATGCCGCCGTCTGCGATGTACAGGAAGGCAGGGGTTCCGCCTAGAGGGGCACAGGCTGCCATCGAGACTGCATCAGAGAGAACAGCTCCGAGCTGACCTATAGAGTGAGATACTCCTAGAACCGTAGTCCTCCACAGGAACAAACCCGAGACGGCAAACAAGTCATCATTGAATGTTCCGGGGCAGGAGTAGACCCTGCGGACAGGGCCTGTGCCGACTTCAAGGAACTTCTTTAGACCGGGACGAGCGATGAAAGCGGTTTGATTATCGTTAAGCTGGGGATTCTCTTCCATCATCCTGTTACGGACGAAGGTCTGTGGAGAGTCTGCCACCCTTCGCCAGTAATCGCTTGAGATGAAAGGGATGTTTACCACCAGGGAATACCTCTCTGAAAGCCTCCGAAGTCATAGTTCGTGAAGTAGCGGTAGGCTCGGTTGCTCGGGATGCGCAGAAGGCCAAGCTCAGACCCGACCTGCGGCTGCTGGGCGTATCTAGCGTAGAACTGACCCTTCATCCTCTTGTATCGATCGGCAGTCTCAGGCATCATCTCAACGCCGTTCCTGACATTCAATCGAGATGCTAGACCGATAATCAGGAAGTCATCGAACTCCTCGGGGAACGGAGAAGTATCAGTGAGCTGAAGATCGGAAAGGATCTGCCAGTTAGCGAGATCGCCTCGGTAGAAGAACGACTGGTTGTAGTTATTGGCTGAAAGGGTAAGATTAGGATTACCCATGATGTTACGACCATTACCAACAATCGTCAGAGGGAACGTCTGGAAGTTACCAGAGACGTCCACGAACTGCATCCGAGAACCGTCGAAGGGCTGTGGGTTTAGGTTTACCGTCTGAGCACTGTCAAGGTTACACAGAAGACGAACGTTAACAGGCAGGGACTGGTTGAGCATGTTCGGGTAGAAGATAGGGACGAACGTAGTGTTCGCCATATTATGCGTGCCCAACGGAATGTTAATTAGGTTCTCACCCATCTCCGCACCGAATAGGGAATCGATGAAGCGATTGAGGAGGACGAGAGCTTCTGTCTGCTCGGCGGAAGTAGGAGCACTACCAACGCCAGTCAGGTTGCTCTCACGGAATGCGTCAGAAATAAGAGCGGAGACGGCAGTGCTCATTTGTTATCCTTATCAAGTCTGCGACAATCGCTGACGCTTAACCGATGATCCAGTTCGTACCATCACTATAAACAGGGACATTATTACTACCACCGCCTACGGCAGTTGTACCGATGCCGAGGATGATAGTCGTGGAACCGTCAGTGATAAAAGCACGAGCGCCGACACCTGCGGTAGCCGCCGAGGGGAGGCTCGAAAGAACTACAGCGACTGTGCGAACATACGTGAAGACGCCAGTGCTAGGGGTAGTGCCGCCGATAGCGGGGGGAGATGCCAGCGAGAGAGTGCCACCGAGAGTAAGGTTGCCCGAGGTAGTAACGGTGCCCGAAAGGGTCAGACCGTTGACAGTGCCCGTACCACCCACAGAGGTGACAGTACCAGCCGGCGAGAGAGCAGCGATGGCAGCAGTCGTAGTCTTACCGTCTACCGTGCCGCCACTTCCAACAACGTAAAGTTCCTCAGTCCCATCGAGAGGGGAGATCGCAACTTCGTCATGAGTTTTAGTATCAGCCATATTATCTCCTAAACATCCTATCACCGTCTGTGCGTAGGCGGAAGGAGCCGTCGGCACGGAGCTGTCGATCAGCCACTATGGAAAGTTCGCGGACCATTCGGCCGCCTGCCGCCCTAAGACGGAAAGTGCCGTCAGAGCGGATCTGGAAGTTCTCGCCCTTATCCTCAAAGCCTATGAGGAATTTAGCGTATGTGGCATTCATCCAAGTCGAGAGCATTAGACAACCCCTAGAACGCCCGAGGCTCCACCACCAGCGGTCAAAGAGTACCCACCATTCACTCGGAAGGGCAGGGGATAATAGACGCCGGCTTGGACAGGGAAGTTAGTGAAGAGGGTCAGAGCTTCAGAGACGCCTTGCAGGACAGACACATTCGCTAGCGAGATAACGCCAGACGTAACACAAAGAAACCCGCCGAGGCTATTCACGCTCAAAGAAGAGACAGTCGCATTCACACCGACAACTACCGGAGAATAGCGTTCAGTAACAGCAGTCATAGCATTCTCCTAGAGAGAAGAGGGGAAAGCCGAAACCTTCCCCTCCTAATCTTATTAGTTACCGTTCATACGGATGATGCGACGACGGTCGCGGATATTCGCGGTAAGCGCGATATCGAAACGAACGTCATGCTCACCCGTCTGGAAGTTCGACCACTGCCACATACGGACAGACGCCGGGACTTTAGTCAGGCTCTTCGAGAGCGCCTTACCGACCGCCGGCATGATGAGCGGGACCGTGTTAACCACGATAGCCTGCTTCTCCATGAAGACGCGAGGACGGTAGGAGGTCGAAGCCGCACCCACGAAGGTAATAGTATCAGCAGTCGTGGGAGCACGCGAGACAGTGGCGTTAGCAGTATTCACCGAGATGTCGCCGCCCGAGCCCGAGCCAGGGACGATCATAGCAGGGAAGATAGTGACAGTCGCAACGCCCGAGCTATTCGCCGTGGCATCCGCGATAACAGTATATTCCTGCAGCCAGTCGTTGTTCGCCTGAGCGCGGTTATCGTAACCGAACACACCCGAGACCGTGAAGACTTCGCCGGCCTTGATCGTAGCGTTGGCACCAAGGTTATTGATGACAAACGGCTGCGTCATATACAGACCGGGGCCGGTGCTAACCGAGACAGCCGAGTAGTTCACGTTCTGCGAGTTGGCGTTCGGAGCGCCAGCCGTAGCCGAACGAGTACCAGTCGTGATGATCGGGAGCTGCTGCGTGAACATCACAGGAGTGCCGTCAATGCTGCCCTCGAAGCCCTTACGGAAGGTGCCTTCAACGAAGTCATCCGACTTCAAGGTCAGGACGTAAGCACCGAGGGTCTCACGATCCTTGTAGGTCAGCATCGAGCGGAGATCCGCGTCCGAGCCACCGACTTCCTTCAGGCGGGTATAGGCCTGGGCGTAGTCGTCCCAGGTGTTAATACCATTGGCAGGAGTGCCGAGCCACTGGTTAGAAGCCAGGACAGCCACACGCATGATATACGCGTCGATCTGTTCAGCCAGGTTGGTGGCAGCGTTCTTAAGAGCTTCGCTCTCACGGGCTTCACCGATGCTCTGGATCTTGACGAAGTCGCCCCAACCCATGGAAGCGCCGAAGGTCTTATTGACGGTGAACTGTTCCGAACCGAAGACGGTGTTCTGGACACCAGCAGTCAGGTCAGCAACGCCGTTGGTCGTCTGGGTAACGGTGTAGCGGGGACCAACCTGCTCGGTAACAGTCAGCGCATTTCGGTCATTGAGTTCGCCATCATACTGGCGCCAAGAAACGGCGTCAGCAGACACGAGGTTATTTTGGAAGGTAGCAGCGAAGGCGTTCAGAACGAGCTTCGCCTGATCTACGGTAATCGAAGGAGCAGTCATTTAGTTATAGTCCTAAGTTAACGTCTCTTGCCTTTCGGAGAAAAGAAAGCTTCCGAGAAGGCATCGAGATCATCTGTGTCTGCCCGGACTGATCCGCCTGCGGAAACACCCTTATTCGAGGATGGAGCCGGGCGGGGAGCCTGGGATACACGGGGTTCTGTGGGAGCGCTTTTAACGAACTTAGCCTCAAGACGGCCAAGCGCGAGAGCAGCGCCGACGGGACCAGCAGCAACAATCTTCTGGGCCTCATCAATGTGATTAGCTAGGTGATAGAGAACTTCAGGACCATTTTCCATCTGCATGATAGTCGTGGAAAGGAACTCACCGTACTGCGGATCGATACCGGAGAACGTCCCAATGAGGTTCTGACCCTTCTCCCGGAAGTCCGGCAGAGTGGTCTCGATGTCGACGAGTTTCTGATTCCAGTTCTGGTTCAAGGTCTGAACATACTGTTGACGTTCAGCCTCTACCTTATGAGCCTCTTCCTGGGCACGGGCGTTGGCAGACTCTTCCGCAATGGTGTACTTCGTTAGATCACGAATGTACGCCGGGTCGAATTCACCGAGGGGATACTTTGCGGTACCATCCTCGTTTGCCGAGCTGGGATCCGGGGCTTCTGCCTTCTTGACAGGGGCCACCGGAGCTTCTGGCTCCTTAGGGATTCTTGCTTCAAGTTCACGGAGTTTATTCTCTAGAGCGATTCGAGCATTGCGTTCAGTCTCCTGTTCACGCTCTGCGGCTCGCCTAGCTGCGGTGAGTTCATCGATTCGCTCCTGTGCAGTCTTCTTCTTGGGCTTAGGTGCCGGCTCAGCATCAGGCTCTTGAAGGTCGTCTACGGGGAGATCATCGGTGGGCTCGTCACTATCAATGACATCGATCGGGTCTACAGATTCATCATGATCTTCGGGGGCTTCAGTTAGTGGGTTAGCCTTTCCACTAAAGAGATCCGAGAAGGCATCGAGGTCGTCTGTATTGGGATCAACGAAGGGTTTGTCAGACATGCTGATTGCGGTTCCTTAACCGAAGGTCCGTTGCGTGGTCTCATCCTTGGACTACGGGGATGCACGATTGTAGTTCAGGTCTTAGTCGCCCTTTGCGGGCTTGACGGCGGGAGAGGCAGGTTTAGGTGCCAGACTCGCCTGAGTATGCGCGAGGTTTTGTTGACCAGCCTGACGGACTGCTTCCATCGATAGGTCATGAGCATGCTGCTGGTAGAGGTGATCGTCCTTCTGTTGAGTGACGATACCCTGAAGCATTTGCTCTCCTCGCTGTCCAGATCCCTTCAAAGCGAGATCACCAGAAGTCCTCATACGATCCGTCTCAGCCTTATAGGCGTCGATGGCGAGTGACTTCATGTGGACGTCATGCTTAATTTCAAGCTCTTGGTTACGCATGGCGAGCTGCTGCATTTGCTGTTGCATCTGCTGCAGAACCTGCGGATCAATCGGAGGCTGAGCCTGCCCACCCTTAGCCTGCATCTTCTGCTGCTCCTCGGGAGAGAGGAACTGCGGAGGAATAGTCCGGCTAATACGGTCGGAAAGTTCTTCAGCCCCAGGCCAATTCTGGGCCTTAGCGACAAGGTCGCCTGCGATAGTCATCAGCTCAGGCCAAACCTGAACCGCTTCCATCATAGCCTGAGCGGCTTCAACGCGCCTCGTAGTATACGAAGGCCCAGTCTGTAGGGCGACGTCATAACTACCAATCGCGAGATCGGGCGACTTCGGATCCATCGGATCGTTAATCCGCTGTAGTCGGACAGACTCGTCCTTGCCGATAAGGCGAACGATGCGAGTGCCGTCGTAGATCTGCGGGATGAGCTGGTTGATTACATCACCGGCTTCGAGGATAGCAGCGTTGCCATTATCATGATAAGTGATATTAGCGACATCGCCTTCACGCTGACGATTAAGGATGGCGGTTCCGCTTGTCTCATTCGAGACATTGCCGAGTGACGCATCCTGAATGCCAGTAACGTCCTTGAGATCCTGTGTGTTGATCGTTGCTTCATTGAGCAAAGCCATCTGAGGAGTAGGAGGTTCAAGGCGAATAGGCGGAGCTTCTGCACCGTCGTTGTAGATCATTAGAGGATCACGGGTAAGGTGAGCCTTACGGAACTGATCTTCACGTCCAGTCACAGCAGACTCAGGAGCCATCCACTGGGCCTTAGGAGCATAGCCAAGCTGTTCGGCAGCCACCGAGCGCCAGAAGTTCCGGAGTCGAGCAGGATCCTTCATGAAGCGGATCATGCCGAAACGGACACGCCGATGCTGAATGGTGACTACGCGGCCCGACATACGGATGATCGGGAGGCGGTTAAGCTGGTATTCGTAAGGACCAGAGAGAATCGCGAAGCCAGTACACAGGTGCATCTGAGCATAGGTGCAGGGGGCGACGCGGGTTTTAACTGGCTTACCGTGCTTCTGGATTAGATCTTCATAGTTATCATGTTCAAAAATATGAACCGAGCCATCGGGGAAGAGGGCGAAGATCCGATTCCTCTGGATCATCCGCCAGTGCTCGACTACTCGAACAGCCTGATCGTCGAACCAACGGCCAGCCCGGAGGATAGCAGAGAACCTCTCGTTCAAATGCCACGGATCGATACCAGGCCACTTCCTCTGGAATTCCTTCCGGGGAAGGCGATCTTCGACAAAGCAATGGCGGGCATCGCGACCAGTCGGGTCAATAGCCATCCGGTCCCAGATAACAGCCTGAGCATCCTCGATAGGACGGATGTAGATATCCTGATCGAAGACGGAGTCCTTGGCGTATTCTACTGCAACGCGGAAGGCACCGTCACCACATTGAACACAAGACTCGAAGGCCTGATCGTAGACTCGCGAGGCACGGGAGTGCATTTCGATAGAACGAATGAGATCACCGCGCACTTGAGCTGTGTCTTCATTGCCGTCATCATTCGGAACAATCTCGATAGCATTCCGGTTCTGCCTCCAATCTCCGACGACCTGAGCCGTGAACTGCGGGATAGAGTTGATCGTAAGACAAGGCAGGCCGACACGGAGCTGCAGGACGATAGGATCCCATTGCTCGCCAGCCGCGAACTTCTTGTCCTCGATGGCGTCTTCGCGATTCTCATAGTCGTAGTCCCAGTCGTAGGTGTATTCCTCCCGCATATCTTGGAGGTAATCGTCTACGGAGTCAAAGCCTTCAGGGACATACTTAGGGTCGACATCATCGGTATACTCGTCCATCCAGTCAATCTGACGGACGACATCTACCGTAGTGTTATCGTTTACCTGAGCTGGCTTGCCGTCTGCCTGCTTGTTCTTCTTGCGCGGGTAGTCGTTAGCCATTTATAGTCCTTTATCCTGCCATCCACGAAGTTGAAGAGGCCTTACTATAGCTTTGGGCATCATAAGCCTGACGAACCTCAGGGAGCTTCGAGACTTGGGTGTCATCCTTAGGACGACGGCGTGCAGTAATCTTATCGAAGAGTTCAGTCAAACCCCACACTAGAGCGTCCACTCGGTCGGGAGAACCGAAGCCATTAGCCCG